GCGCAACGGATGCGTGTGCGGTGGTCGGGCACCGCCTAGCCTTGGCGCGTGGCCACGCAACGAACTGGTGCCGGTCGCGGCAAGCGCATGGAGCCGATTGAGAAGAAGCGCAAGCGTGGCGCACAGATTCGGAACGGTCTGGCTGCGATGCCGGTGCCTGAGTTCGCCCTGGCAACCATCAACCTCACCGATGTGCCACCAGCACCAGCCACCTTGGGCGAGTGTGGCAAGGCTTACTGGACGATGTTCTGGGATGCAGGCCGTCGGCATCTATCGGAGAAACATGACTCGGCTCTGGTCACCAAACTTTGTGCAGCCATCGAGCAGACGTCGCTCATCGAGCATTGGCAGGGCAGCGATGTGTCACGCTGGTTCTATGCGACGGCGAACGGGCAGTTGGTTACTCATCCGCTTATCAAGCAGAAGCAGGAACTCAACGCTCAGATCACAGCGTGGCTATCCTTGCTTGGGTTCACACCGTCTGACCGGGCTCGTCTCGGTCTCGCCGAGATAAGGGTCGCCAATGAGCTTGACAACTTCCGCCGTCGCAACACCAAGGTGGTCGACGCCGAAGAAGTATGACGTCACGGATGGTGGGCGGGTCAGTGACTTCGCTGCATCGTTCATGCATGTCTCCAAAGGGATACGTTCTGGGAACCCGCTGCTGCTAACTCCGTGGCAGGCGAACTTGCTGAACAGTCTGTATGAGCGTCGGTCGGATGGGTTGCTGCGTTACAAGCGCAGCGTCATCGGGTTGGGTCGCAAGAACGGCAAGTCGCTGCTCGGTTCGCTGATTGCGCTCTACGGCCTGATTGAGGGCGAGCATGGGGCCGAGGTTTATTCGGCTGCCGGTGACCGACGTCAGGCGCGTGTCGTGTTTGATGAAGCGAAGTGGCAGGTGCAGCAGTCGCCTGCGTTGGCTGGTATCTGCAAGGTGTACCGCGACGTGATTGAGGTGCCATCAACTCACAGCATCTACCGAGTGTTGTCGAGTGATGCCAAACTCCAGCAAGGGTTGAACCCGAGCACGGTCGTGTTTGATGAGTTGCATGTGCAGCCGAACTCGGAGTTGTGGGATGCGTTGACGCTCGGGTCTGGTGCTCGTCGTGACCCGCAGATTGTTGCGATTACGACTGCTGGGTATGACATGTCGAGCATCTGTGGAACTTTGTATTCGTACGGCCAGAAGGTGTGTCGTGGCGAGATTGAGGATGAGGCGTTCGGGTTTTGGTGGTGGGAGGCAGCGGAGGGTTGTGACTTGGGTGATCGTGCTGCGTGGCTGGAGGCGAACCCGAATCTGGCTGAGGGTTTGCTTGACCCGGAGGACATGGAGATTGCGGTGCGTCAAACCAGTGAGCTTTCTGTCCGTCGTTACCGACTGAATCAATGGGTTCGCACGGCAGCCGATTCGTGGTTGCCGCAGGGTGCGTGGGAGTTGTGTCGTGGTGATGTCGACCTGGTGCCGGGTGAGCCAACGTGGATTGGGGTGGACATGGCGTTGAAGCGAGACACGACTGCGGCTGTTGCTGTTCAGCATGTTGACGGCAAGATTGTGGCGAAGGCCAAGATTTGGTTGCCTGATGGTGGGGTGATGGATGTGGCTGCGGTGGAGTCGCATCTGATGGAGATGGCGCAGCTCTACGATGTGCAAGAAGTCGCCTATGACCCAGCGTTCTTTCAACGCTCTGCTGAGGCTTTGGCTGAGCAAGGTATGCCGATGGTCGAGTTCCCGCAGTCACCGCAACGCATGATTCCTGCGTGCGGGCATCTGTACGAGACCATCGTGAATCAGAAACTTGTGCATGATGGCAACCCAATCTTTTCGGATCAGGTGTTGTCTGCGGCGCAACGTGTCAAGGACAACGGTTGGACTTTGAGCAAAGGTAAATCCAAACGCAAGATTGACGCAGTCATCGCGTTGGCGATGGCCGTTGACCGGGCGACCACAACTCATGACGTCGGGCCTGAGCCTGGGTTCTTCGTGGTGTGAGTAGCCTGAATCGTCTAACCTAGGAGGACAAATGATTCTCACATTGGAGTTGATCGGATTGGTGTGCATAGTGGCGGCAGGTTGGCTGGTGACTCCAGCGTTGGGTGTGTTCTTGCTCGGCGTGTCTTGTTTCGCTGCTGCCTATGGTTACGCCCGAATGAAGGTTGCTAAGAAATGATTGTTGAACGCTTCACAAAGTCAGCCGAAGAAGAGCGAGCAATCTCGTTCCAATCGTTGTTTGCGCTTGGTGACGGCTACACGTTCACGACGAACTCGGGCACCTATGTCACGCAGGATGACTCACTCAAAATCGGAACGGTGTACGCATGTGTGCGTCTGATTGCCGACACGATTGCCAGCCTGCCAGTTGATTCGTACATCCGCCAGGACGGTGTCCGGTTGCAGTATCGGCCGCGACCTGTTTGGCTTGACTCTCCCGACATTGGTGTCACCAAAGACGACCACTTCCAGCAGGTTCTTGTTTCGTTGCTGTTGAACGGCAACTCGTTCACCCGTATCATCCGCGACGAAGAAGGCGAAGTGCTTGCCTTGTCGGTGTTGAATCCACAGTTCACCGAAGTGCGTCGTGATGCGAACGGCCGACTGTTCTACGTCTACTCGGCCCGCGACCGCATCGAGGACGTGGACATGATCCACGTCAAAGACTTGTGCCTGCCGGGTGAGTTGCGTGGCAAGTCGCGCATCGACCTAGTCAAAGAGAACCTTGGTCTCGCACGCGCACTCGAAGAGTTCGCTGCACGGTTCTTTGGTCAAGGTTCGCAGACCTCTGGCATCATCCAGTTCCCTGGCAACCTGTCGCGTGAGCAAGCCAAGAATCTTGTTGACGCCTTCGAGGATGGCCACAAAGGGTTGCGTCGTTCGCATCGCCCAGGCATCTTGTTTGGTGGTGCCACGTTTGAAAAGACTGGTGTGAACCCGAACGAGTCTCAGTTCATTGAGTCACGACAGTTTGCGGTTGAGGAGATTGCTCGAATCTTCCGTGTGCCACCGTCGATGATTGGTGTCACGACACCGGGCGCGCAATCGTATGCTTCGGTGGAAGCGAACCAGTTGCACTTCTTGCAGCATTCGTTGGCCCCATACTTGTCCAAGATTGAATCCGAATACAGCGTCTTGTTGGCTGGTCGTGCGTTCATCAGGTTCACGGTTGCAGGTTTGTTGCGTGGTGACATCGCTGCCCGTAACGCTTCGTATGCGCAAGGGTTGAACAACGGCTACATGTCGGTCAACGATGTGCGCCGTCTTGAAGACATGTCACCGATTACAGGTGGCGACGTGTACCGAGTTCCACTCACCAACATCGACATCAACGCAGCGAACCTTGCCGACATGGATCGCAAGTCTGCAATCGTTCAACGACTCGTCGCATCAGGCTTCCAACCTGCTGCCGTGTTGAAGGCTCTTGACATGCCAGAGATTGAACACACGGGTGTGCCAACTTCGGCATTGCAACCCGTGGCTTCCATCGATCCGATTGCGCCAGCGACCGTCTACGACGCAGGCTGAGGTAACTATGGCAATCACACAAGGTCAAGTTGCTGTCGGTACGGCAGTTTCTCAACTCAACAGTCCACAGTCAATGCCTGGGATTGTGCACATCACGAATAAAGACAACACGGACACGGTGTTCGTCGGAGGTCTTGGTGTTACCACGTCAACGGGTCACGGCATTCTCAAGTCTGGTTCGATTGACATTCAGATTTTTGCTGGGCAAGTGCTGTATGCAATCTCCACCAAAGGTGGCCACAACGTCTCTTGGTTGCATGTGACTCCCTGATGCCTTATTTCGTTGATGACTCTGCAGCTGGGTGCAACGGCTTTGCCACCGTCAAAGAAGACGGTGAAGTAATCGGTTGCCACACCACGAAAGAAGCTGCTATCGCCCAAATGGTTGCGGTGTCGATTGCTGAGGATTTGGAACCAGGTGGTGATTACAACGAGCGCGTGTCACCGAACCTGCCTGCTGCCTATCGGCCTGCGTCGTCACCTGACGTTCCTGCGAATCGCAACTGTGGCAACTGTGGCTACTACAAAAACTTCTACTGCAAACGGTGGGATGCGTTGGTCGCACCTGCCTACTACTGCGCAGCATGGGAACCAGTCGAGGGAATACCGAACGACAACCCAGGGCAAACGATTCAGACTGGCA